ATTCGTGGTGACGTAGAGGACTTTGACTTTGAGCCGAATGCCCGTATCTACTTAGGTGACGAAGGTGATGTAGGTTATCTTGTACCTGACAGCACAGCACTTAATGCTGACTTTCAGATTAGAGAACTAGAAGCTAAGATGGAGATGATGGCAGGTGCTCCTCGTGAAGCTATGGGTATCCGTAGTGCTGGTGAGAAGACAGCCTTTGAAGTCAACCAGCTTATGACAGCTGCTGGTCGTATCTTCCAACACAAGACTGCTCACTTTGAACGTGTGTTTCTTGAGCCTATCTTAAATGCTATGCTTGAGGTATCTCGCCGCAACATGGACTACGAGGATACAGCTAAGGTCTTAAACGAAGATACTGGTTTGTACTTTTTTACACAGATTACTCGTGATGACATCAAGGCTAACGGTAAGATCGTACCTATGGGTGCTCGACACTTTGCTGAACGTGCTCAACGTGTACAGAACCTTACTACCATGTATCAAATTAAAGCCTCCGATCCTAGCATTGGCTCACACCTTTCAGGTAAAGAGTTTGCTCGTTTGCTTGCAGATGAGTTAGGTGAGCCAGCATTGTTTGGTGAGAACATTGCAGTGTCTGAACAACTTGAGACACAGAAGGTTGTCACAGAGGCTCAGGTTGAGTTTGAAGCAGAGCAAGAGGAAAAGGCTGAACGAGGTATGCAGGAACTAGAACCTGCACCTGAGCAAGCCCCTGAGGAGCCTATTGAATGAAGGCAGCTTGGTTCAAAGACTGTAAGACAAAGAAAGAAAAAGAAGCGGTAGCACAAACATTGCAGTCCCAGAGAGAGGGACTAGACCGCCTCAAAGAAATCCTAGAGCCTATGCTAAAGGATACTACCCCTGCCGCAGACTATGACTCACCATCGTGGGCATACAAACAAGCAGATCGCAACGGGTTCAATCGAGCAGTGACCACTGTGTTGGACCTTATTAACTTAGACAAGGAATAATAATGAGTGTATTTTCTGAGGAACAGGTGACCCCTGTTGAGCAGAGTGAACAAGTATCAGCCTTTGAGGAACCAACCAGTCCCTCAGTCTTGGGTGATCTTGTGGGAGAAGGACGTAAGTTCAACGATGTTGAGGCTTTAGCAAAAGGAAAGCTGGAAGCAGATCGTTTTATCGAACAGATGAAACAAGAGAATGCTTCTTTGAAAGCAGACCTAGAAAAGCAAGCATACAAACTTGGAGTTACAACTAAGATGGAAGAAATGGCCTCGGCACCCACAACCGAACTTCTTGATCCCAATAATAACAATAGTGGCACTACGAATACAGCTAATACCCAGCCAAGTTCGAGTGAAGCAGACATTGAGAGCCTAGTTGAACAGACCCTGAGAAAGCGAGAGCAGGAAAGTGTTGCTAAAAATAACATTGCTCTAGTTGAATCGGAACTTGCACAAGCCTACGGAACAGAAGCAGCAGCTGCCGTGCAGCAGAAAGCTAATGAACTAGGGCTACCGATGGCAGAGTTACAAGGTATGGCTGCAAAGTCACCAGCTGCGTTTATGCAGTTGATGGGTAAGTCAGCACCTCGTTCTAATCCATTAGTGCAGGGGAGCATTCGTACTGAGGGTTCTACAATGCAAGCATCCTCTGAGAAGGACTTTGGTTATTACCAAAAACTTCGCAGGGAAAACTCGACAGAGTACTATAAACCGTCTACTCAGCGACAAATGATGGCAGATGCCGAACGTCTGGGTGACAGATTCTATTGATAAAGGAAGAGAACAATGGCTGGTAATACAGTAGCTACTCTCGCATTAGCCAAACGTGCAGAAGTTTGGGGTGCAGAGCTTAAGGAAATCTTGCGGGATGAACTGCAAGGCATGAAATACGTTAACTGGTTGAATGATTTCCCAGATGGTGATACATTCAAGATCCCATCTTTGGGTGATGCAACCGTTAACGACTACACTGAAGATGCGGCAGTCACATACGATCCGATTGATGATGCGCAGTTTACATTCACCATCACTGAGTACCTTCAGGCTGGTAACTACATCACTAACAAAGCGATGCAGGATGTTTACTACTCAAACCAAATCATGTCGCAGTTCGTGCCTCTGCAAGAACGTGCTTTGATGGAACGTCTTGAGACAGACATCATGGCTCTGGGTGGTCAGCAAACAGTAGACAACGGTAACGCAATCAATGGCGTTGACCACCGTATGCTGGGTTCTGGCACAGGTAACAAGATTGCCGTTGAAGACTTTGCTAAGGCACTCCGTGCTTTGAAAACTGGTAAAGTTCCACAGCGTAACCTCGTTGCTATTGTTGATCCGTCTGTTGAATTTGAGATGAACACATTGTCTCAGTTGACAAACGTATCTAACAACCCACGTTGGGAAGGTATTGTTCGTGATGGTATCGCAACTGGCATGTCCTTTGTTGCTAACATCTACGGCTTTGATGTATACACATCGAACTACCTGAAAACAGAAACTGCTGAAACTATCGGCGGTACAACTGTTAACAACGCAATCACCAACATGTTCTTCTCTGCGGATCAGACAGTGTTGCCTTTCGTAGGTGCATGGCGTCAGATGCCAAACGTGGACACAGAGTACAACAAAGATTACCAGCGTACAGAGTTTGTAACTACTGCACGTTATGGTATGAAACTGTACCGTCCAGAGAACTTGGTTACAGTTATGACTGCGCCGTTGGCGTAACATAATTACAAGGGGAGGGGAGAAATCTCCTCCTCTTACTTTTTATACTTGACAACTATTTTACTTGTGTGTATAATAGTCTTAACAAGTCCCCCCGGTAAGGATAACATAACATGGCTAACGTAGAACATTCATCATTAACAGGTAGTGCATTACACGAACCTAAGGGTGTAGCCACAGCCAACAGTGGTGAAGCATACGTTGCTAACGGTTCTGGTAGTGGGGTATGGCAACGTATTCACCGTCACCTTGGAGCAGCTACAGCATTCTCTGCTACTTCTCCTTTTGCTTACACTCTTGATACAGACATTGTTGAAAAGTTTCTATCCTTTCCAGTAGACTCTTCGCATGTAAGAGGTTTTACTGTAGTAACTTCTCCTAATTTACGGTTTCGTTACGATGACCCTACAGAAGTAACATCTTTGATTAACCTCACAATGTCATCTTCACAGGAATCCGGTAGTTCAAAAGATGTAGAGTGGGCTTTGTTTAAGAACGGTACGGAGATTGGTGGATCAAGGGCTATTCGTTCTATTTCTTCGGGTTCTTGGGGTTCTATCTCTGTTACTGCTGTTATCTCGTTAGCTCAAAATGACTACATTGAAATTAAAACTAAAGCGAATGCTGACAATGTTGACGTAAACTATGCCAACATCTACGTCTCTATTATTGGAATGAGTGCATAACATGAAGATGACTCTCCTCGAAATGGTTCAGAACATCTTATCCGATATGGATTCGGAGGAGATCAACAGTATTTCTGATTCAAATGAAGCTGAACAGATTGCTAAAGTAATTGAGAATACTTACTTCAATCTTATCTCTACTCGTATTATTCCTGAACATGCTCAAACAATTAAGTTAGTTTCGTACTCTAGCTCCGCCAGACCTACTCACTTTTCCTTCCCTACTCGTGTAAAGAACATTGAGTTTTTGGACTACAACGTATCTGAGAAGGTAGGTGGGGTAGAGTACAAACGCCTTACATACTTAGAGCCAGATGCTTTCTTTGGTTTGTCAGACAAGCGGGACAGCCTTGCTTCTAATGTTGTACAGGTCAATGATGTACAGGCAGACAGTATACTACTTATCCGTAACGATGTAATGCCTGAGTACTACACATCGTTTGATGACGAGAACATCGTACTGGACTCCTACAAATCCACCATCGACAGCACACTAACCTCGGCTAAGACACGAGCATACGGTACAAAGTACCCTGTCTTTGATTCCTTTTCAAACACATTCACTCCTGACATTGATGATGTAATGTTCCCGTACCTCCTAGCTGAAGCTAAATCTACAGCCATGTCCTTGTTTAAATCAGGTGCTGATCCTAAGATTGAACAGTCAGCTAGACGCCAGAAGGTTTATGTACAGAATGATATGCACAAGGTCAACAAGGGAAGGCCAAATAACAACTATGGTAGACGTTAATTTAATCAAGAGTGAAGACGGTCAACAAGTAAAAGTAGTAAGTGACAAGACTGAAAAACCTCTAGTAGTATATAAACCTCAAGACGGTTTTAAGTTTTACGCAGTGAAGTACGAGAACGGAGCACAGGTTCCATCAGAACTAAGTGGACGATGGACAGGTATTAGCTCTGCACTTAATGCAGTGACTGCTCACCTAGAACATAAGAAGCAAACTCCTCGTAAGGCCGTTAACGACAGGTACAAGGCCCGTAAGGCCAAGAAGGAAGAACTGAATGCCACAGAGCCTGATCCAGAGAACGGTTAACACCTTTGTTAAAGGTCTCATCACTGAGGCTTCTGAGCTTACGTTCCCTGAGAATGCTTCAGTGGACGAACTTAACTGCGCCTTGGAACGTGATGGTACACGGCGTAGGCGTAAGGCTCTTACATTAGAAGACAACCATGTTCTTTCAGATGTTGTTGTACCTCAAGGTGCTTTAGTACAAACACTGGACTGGTACAACGTGGCTGGTCAACCTAACCTAGAGTTCCTCGTAGTACAGGTAAACAATATTCTTTACTTCTATGAGAAGTCTACAGACCCTTTGTCAGCTAACAAGTACTCAGGGACAGTTAACTTGAATACTTACTCAGCAAGTAACAACCTTTCCCCTTCAGAAAACCGTGTTCAAGTTACAGCCCTTAACGGGGCTTTGATTGTTGCATCACCAGCAATTAATACTTTCTATATTCAATTTAATACTTCAACTGAAGCATTTACAACTACAGCTATTAACTTCAAAGAACGTGACTTTGAATGGCAGGGTACAGACTTTGAAATTACAAATGAGTACTTTGCAAATGATGGTGGCCCCTCTGTTAGACGTATCTACGATGCAAAGAACGTAGGCTGGGGACAAGGTGGTGGGCCTTCTACTTATACGTTTGCTTTAACTCACGCTTGGTACGCAGGTAAAGATGCTAACGGAGTATTTAACGCAACAGACTGGGAAGAGATTTATTCTGGTTCATCTCTTGCAGCCAATGGTCACTTCGTAGTTGATGTCTTTAACAAGGTACGTTCTGGTCTGACTACTGAAGTAGAGACAGGTAGGTTCCGTACAGTAGCCGCATACGCAGGTCGTGTATTCTATTCAGGTATCGACTCAGCTAAGAACGGTGGTAAGGTTTACTTCTCCAGACTCGCTGAGAGGCTTGCTGACGTAGGTAACTGCTATCAGGTGTATGACCCTACCTCAGAGATCATTAGTGACCTGCTGGACACTGACGGTGGTGTGGTAAGTATCCCTGATGCACATAACATTCGTAAGCTCCACGTTATCGGTGCTTCTTTATTGGTGTTTGCTGAGAACGGTGTGTGGGCTGTTGCTGGTGTTGACAACGTGTTTCGGGCTACTGAGTACGCCATCACTCGTATTAGTGACGTAGGCTTAGTAAACGAAAACTCCTTTACAGTAGCAGATGGGTTACCTGTTTGGTGGAGTAAGACAGGGCTACACGCAATTCAACAAGGTGAATCACTAAACGTACCTACTGCTCAAAACTTATCACTCTCAACCATACAGACTTTTTGGGACAACATCTCAAACGAGAAGAAAGCTCAGGTCCATGTTGAGTTTGACAAAGTAAATAACAGAGTGTTCTGGTTTTATCCTGACAACGATGAAACAATAGACTACAAGTATAACAATATCCTAGTTATGGACCTAGCCTTACAGGCTTTCTACCCTTGGCGGATAAAAGATCAAGACGCAGATACAAGTTATGTAATAGGTACATCGTACTTCGCAGGTCTTGGGGCTACTTCTACAGAGACACAAGTAGTAAATGGTGCAGACACTGTTGTTAACGGTGCAGACGATGTAGTTGCTACATTGTATCGTGACTACTTACAAGGTGACAGTGAGATCAAGGTTCTGGTCCGTGATGGTGCAACAGGTAAGATGACCTTTGCTACATTCCGTGGAGATACTTACCTTGATTGGGGTGAAGCAGACTATAAGAGTTTTGCTGAAGCAGGTTACGATTTCATGGGAGACATGACAACCTTTAAGACTGCACCTTACGTCACAACGTACATGCGAGTTACTGAGGATGGTTACACTGCCTCTGGTTTAGGTTATGAGTTCATCAATCCATCTAGCTGTTTGATGTCTGTGTCATGGAACTTAAATAAAGCTAACAGCACACCTCGTGAGATTTACAAACTCAAGGATGTTCCTGTTGTGGACCCTAATAATCTAGGCTCTATCAACTACCCCTCAGACACAGTAGTCACTAAATCAAAAGTTCGTGGTCGTGGACGTTCAATGAAACTTAGGTTCGAGAGTGCAACAGGTAAAGACTTTCACCTAGTAGGGTATGAGGTACTTGGTGGTAAAAACAACACCTACTAAAATTAGAGAAGCAACAGAAGAAGATGCACTAGACTGTTTAATCCTCTTCAAACAATTTCACAAAGAGTCTAAAGTACCTTACTCGTGGGATGTAAAGAAAACACAAGAAGTTTTTCTTCAGACATTACCATTAGAGAACTTCTGTACTTTTGTAGCTCAAAAAGATGAAGATGTAATTGGCTTTATTTGTGGTATGTACTCTCAACCTTTATTCTCATCTGAGAATATAGCTACAGAAGTTGCTTGGTTTGTTAACAAAGAGTATAGAAATAGTAGTGCTGGATTTAAGTTAATGAAAGCATACGAAGAGTGGGCTGTCAACAAAGGTGTCAAGTATATAGGCATGACTTACCTTGAAGATATTACGGACCTCTCAGAAATCTATGAGAAAAAGGGTTATGTGAAAGCTGAGACCCAGTACATGAAGGAATTCTAAAATGGCAGTCTTTACTACTTTAGCAGCGACAACCGCACTTACTGCTACAGGTGTAGCAATTGCAGGTACAGCGATATATGCAGCCGGAATAGGGATAGCCACTTCAATAAAGGCAGGTAAGGCATCTCAAGCCGCCGCCCAAAGACAGGAAAAAGCACAGCAACTACAAGCTAGACGTAAACGCCGTGCAGCTATTCGACAGAATATTCTAGCAAGTGCAAGGGCAAGAGCTTCAGCACAGTCAGCTGGAACAACCACAAGCTCAGGTTTACAAGGTGGTGTAGGTGCAGGTCGTTCCCAACTTGGTGCTGAATTAGGTTTTGGTACACAGATGAGTGGCCTTAGTTCTGAAATCTCAGCTTTTCAAGGACAAGCTCAAAAGTACAGCGATATCTCTAAATTAAGTTTTGGCGTGGCGAAGTTAGCAGCTGGTCAATTTGATTTAGGTAGTCAATTGGACCTTGGTACTATTAGTAAAACAACTTAATAATAAGGAAATACAATGAGCAGCATCGTTTCCTTAGAGGAACTCCTAGCAGATGAAGAGGACTTCTCTCAGGTAGAGCAGAAGAAACCTCTTGATCCCACCTCACCACTGGAAAAGCAGGTGGTTGAGGAACAATCCCTTTTGCTCGAAGTAGACCCAGCCGTTATCTCTGAAGCTCGTCTTGCAGAGGACATGACACACGAGGGGTTGGCTAAACAATTTCCTGACTTGAATGTATTCCTTGAGACACTATACGATGCTGGTGTTCCTATTGAAGAGGCTGGTCGTTTAGCACAGGAACATGTAGACCGTAAGCAGGTAGCTGTTTCTCCTCGTGAGTTTATCTTCTCAAGCATAATGATGGTTGATGACGATACAGTTAACCAAGAAACTCTACGGATGTTAACTAACTACGAGTTGATTAACAAACGTATTGCTGAACGTCTTGAGAAGAATGACCCCTCTACTTTTAAGTGGTTGGCTGCTGGTACTCTGAACACTGCCCGTGACTTTACTATCGGTGTATTTGAGATGCTAATCCGTAAGGACTCTCGTAAGTCTAAAGAGTACGCAGATACTTTGTTCATGGAACCAGAAGAGTTTGATACCTACTGGGAGAATGAACTAAACGATGCAGAGAACAAGGGTCTCTTCAACATCCGTGAGTATGAATCCCTAAGAGATGTTCAAACATTAATTGATAACTTTGGTGTAGACGAGAATGCTGGGTTCAATCAGCTTCTTGCCTTGGCAGACGTAGCCACACTAGGTGTAACTAAAACTGCTACTAGACTAGCCGCAGCTGGTGGACGTAAACTAATTACAGGTTCTGCTGCTACTCGTGAGACTGTAGAGGGAGTTCTAAAGTCTAAGTCAGCATCTGAGGTTATCACAGCCACTAAAGGTGACGTAGCTGGTGCTAAGGCTACAATCATTCAACACAACACAGGTCAGGCTCCTAACTCTGTATCTGGTAAGGCTGGACCTACAACACTAGACCCTAATCCAAACACACCAGTCCCTCATTCAGCCACAGTTATTGAAGGCACTAAAGCCTCCATGCTGTTTGATGACATGTCTAAGATTATGCAGTCACCTTTTGCAGGTAAGGCATTCACACTAGAGAGCCTTAACGAAGCTACTGAGAAAGTAGCTACACGCCTGATGAATAGCTCAACCAACGCCTTCGTTAAACTATCTCGCCGCCGTGCAGAGGATTCAGATAACTTTATTTACTCAGCAATCTTGGGTAAGTCAGAGAATGGTGCAGCCTTCGCCACTAAGAAAGAGGCACAGGAGGCTGTTAACTTTGACCCACGTTACACTCCAGTACGCCGTAATGCAGATGACCTAGAGCAAGGCTATGGCTTGAAGGAAAACAAACGTGGATGGTATCTTAAGTACGAAGAACGTATTGATACTAGCCGCCTAGCTAAAGAGTTAGAGGATGTAACAGTAGACGAGGGCTTCGTTAAACGTGCAGCTGCCCGTCTGTTCTCAGCTGGTCAGACTACAGTTGGTCCTCGTGTAGGGTTTATGATTAACGCAGCTGAAGGTCTTGTTGCTCGTGTAAGTAAGATTGCTGATAAGTCTTTTAAAGACATTCGTAGCCTTAGTAAACAGGAATACGAAGAAGTCAACAAGGTCATGACACGTTACCGTGATAGACCTGAGGGTGATGCTCAAGAGAACCTAGCTGCACAACGGGGTGCTCCTAGTTCTAACAAGTTTGCTACTGACTTTTTCCAAGTTAATGGTAAGGCTCCAACTGAAAAACAATTGACTGCCTACCGTGCTCTTACTGACTTCAACAATGCAGCTTGGAATGTAAAAGCTACTGAGATTTTAAAGAATGTAACTAATCGTGGTGGATGGGCAGTCACTATCAATACAGGCTATGACGGTATCGGTGTGATTGCTAAGGCGGCAGACGATGACGTAGTGTACAGTAGACTACAGGGCCGCATTAAAGGTGCTCAGACAGCTGACAGAGTGGTTTACAAACTAGACCAGCCTTACCAAACTCCTGACGGTACAAACTACCAGTATGTCACAGACGTAGCGGATGCTCGTATTCCTCAGAAGTCTGATGTATTAGGTTACAATGTAGGTGGTTCACGAAACAACGAGACCCTTAACTTCTTTGTCGGCTCTGTGTTTGAGCCTACCCTCGCTGGTGGTAAGAAGGCAGCAAAAGGTTTCCGTACCCTGATAGGTTCTTTTAGTGCTAAGGAAGCTGACAAAGCTGCTAAAGAACTAAACAACATCGTAGATGTCCTGTCACCTATCTTTAAAGCTACAGGTATTAAACACATCAAAGACTTGGGTATCTCAGGTGATGACCTTACTCGCATCAATGCTGTTATCGTAGCAAATAACTCTTGGAATCCTTCCTCAATTAAGAACTTTGAGGACTTGAAGTTGCTGGCTACTAAGCACGATGAGTCCTTTACAACTAAGTTTGATGTTAAACGTAGGGACCAGAAGGTTGATGCTGAGATCGTAGATGGTCAAGGCATGTCTGTAGGTGAATATCAGTCCATGCGGGTGTCCCGTAAACGTGGTGATGCTCCTCTCTTAGAGTACGGTGGTGCTCGTGTAGGTAATCAAGACCCTATTACTAACATCGTAGAACAGTTTGAATCGTCTGCCTACCGTTACACTCATTATAAAGCAACTCAGGCTGCTGTCAATGGCTGGGTTCTAAAGGCTAAGAGATTAGGTAACGTAGAGTTTGATGGTCCTATACCTTCTAACCCAGAAGACTTCATCCGACTTGCCCGTATCAAGGGAGGGAAGGGGTCTAAGTCAGTAGATGCTGACATGCGTGACCAACAGGACGTAATCAAACGGCGTCTAGGTCTACACAAAAGGGCTGACAAAGAGAATACACTTTACACTATGATGGCTCAGAGCCTGTATGACGAGGGTGTGTTCGGTTTCGGTAAAGGTTTGAAGACTAAACCTGAGGACTGGCTTGGTGGTGCAGCTGGTCGAGCCAGAGCATTTGCTTTCCACCTCAAGATGGGTTTCCTTAACCCTGACCAGATGGTTCTTAACGCTTCACACGTTGCACAGATTATGGCAATCTCACCCAAGGCTGGTGCAAAAGCTACAGCTGCTACCCCTGTCATTGCTCACTTGATGTTGAAGACACCTAAAGCTGCTGCTAAAGACATTGATGCAATGTACTCCAATGGTTTTGCTGGTATGACCAAGCAAGAACTGCTAGATACTGTACGTTACATGCGTGAGTCAGGCCGTGACATTATCGGTACGTCTGTTTTGGAACGTAGTGGTGCTACATTCAACAGTAATCAAACAAAAGCATCTGAACTTTTAGAGATGGGTCTTACACCGTTTAAGATTGGTGAACTTTATGGACGTATTGCAGCCACAGCTACAGCTGTTGTTGAACACGGTGCCAAGAAAGTATCGGATGATGTCTTTAGTGAGACAGGTTTACAGTATGTAGCAAATCGTGAACAGGTTCTTACATTCCGTATGACATCTGGGCAGAAAGGTGCTTACCAAGAAGGCCCGATCTTGGGTCTAGCTACACAGTGGATGTCCTACACCAACCGTTTCTTGGATAACATCATGCTTGGTCGTGATTTAACCAAAGCAGAACGTGCTCGTATGTTAGCAACCAACACTGTGATGTTTGGGACACGGGGTATGGGCTTCACTCCACGAGTAACAGCTGCAATGGTCGCTATGGGGATTGACCCTGAGGACCAGAACTCCACAGCTACCCTGAATGCTGTAAAGTTTGGCCTGTTTGACTGGGTTCTCTCTCAAGGTGTAGGAACAGACGTATCGTTAGGTACACGGATTGCTCCTTTGGGTGGTCTTGTTCAGCAATACACTGAACTATTTGCTGAAGACCCAGCCTGGTCTACATTAGGTGGCCCATCTGTTCAGATTGGTACTGAAGGACTATCATCTCTAAAGAACACTCTTTCTGCATTGCTTGGTGGACACAACCAAGTAGCAGCTGAAGAGTTTACAGTGATGATGCGTAACGTAAAGTCGGTAGACATCTACTCTAAAGTTGTTGAGTTGATTGAAACTGGCGAGTACCGTAGTAAACGCCGTAGTCTTGCAGGTGAGTTTACAGAGGAAGAGGTTGATCTGGGTTTTGTATCCTCTATCATTGCGGGTGCTACCCCAATGAAAGTCCTCAATCACTACGATGCCAAGGATATTTCCTACAAAGAGGATGCTAAGTTCAAGGATGCTCGTAAACGCATTGATACTTGGGCATCTAAAGGTTTGTCCTTGATTGAGACAGGTGATCCTGCTAAAATAAAAGAAGGTAAGGAGCTTTACAATGATGCTCTTAACCTGATAGAAGACGGTGGCTTCTCAATAGAGAACCAAACTAAGTTATACAGAGCTATTGTACGACTAGACACCATGACCGATCTAATTAAACGTGCTCGTGGTCAGTCGGCAGGTTCACAAATTACAGCACAAGCTGCTCAAGGAGAATAAGATGCCCTTTACACTAGACCAAAACGTATCGGGTGCAGCCGCAGCACCTCAACCAGTTCAACAAATCTCGAACACCTCAATTGCTGCTGGTGTCGTGGGTAGTTTGTTGGATGTAGGTGCCTCATTTGCTGGAGCACAGACAGCTCCTCCTACAGCTACACAGTCTGACAGGGATAGAGTAGCCTTTGGTAGCCTTTTGACAAAAGTGAAGCAACGACAAGCGGCTGGAGAAAGTCTTGATGCAATTGCGGAAGACCTTGCTCCTTCTTTTGCTACTTTAGGTTTAAACGATGAAGAAAAGTCTGTCGTAACTAACTTGTTCGGAGAAGATATTTTCTTTGTACCCAAACAAGCCCCATCTTTGGCAGATATTAAGGTTGACCAATTCACTCAGAACTCACCAGCCTTTCAAGCAGGGTATGTTCAACAAGAAATAGAAAAGGCAAAAGCAAATGGGGAAAGTATCTCCAATGAAGTAGCTGCTCAACGTGCAATAGAAACTTATTCAGCCTTTCAAGTAGCTGCTAATGCTGGTACACTCCAAGGTAACATAGACTGGAACACTGGTTACGATCAGAACATTAAAACACTGGATAGCTTTACAGCTACAGTAGGTGCAGCCCTACGAGTTGAACAAGCTGGTGGTAACTTCGATATTAGAAGCCTTCAGCAAATGCGAGATGCCTTTGTTTTGCTTAAGTCTCAACCAGCCTTCCAGAAACCAGCTGGTCAAGAGGCTCAGGAAAGATGGGAGATCATGAAGGGTCGATTGGATGCAATTGATGCAACCTTTACGGCCTTACAGGATTACGATAAGAAAGGAGCAACGGAAGCTGCTACTACTTTCATGGCTCAGATCGCTTTGAAAGACGGGATGTCTCCTTTGGCGGGAGCAGTCATGAATGACCCTCTTCTCACCGCACAATTGCTTGCGGGGGCTACACTTGACCTAAAGGAAGCTATTGCTTCTGATTACAAACCGGAGACAGTAGACTACAAAGCCTTAAACCCAGACCCAGTTGTTCTTGAGTTGATGGGTGTAGCCCCTAGTGGTGCTGCATTATCTGGTGACGGTACAACACCAACTGTACCCCCACTTGATGTTATCTTCCCTCCAGAAGTAGCCGATGCTTTTACAGAAAGAAATCTGGTAAGACGGGCAAAGAGCATGTCATACCACAGTGGGGTCATCTCTTCCATGCCCAAGTCTGGGCTAACAACTCCTGATGCAGTTAATGCTTATGCCTCTAGTGTGACATCTTTATCGTATGCCCTCACTCAGAACGAACAACAGTCTACTAGGTACATGGATAGCCTGTTTTCTAATACAAATCTAAACAGCCTTGCCGCCCTTGAGGCAGCTGGTGGCGAGAGTGGACGTATCGCAGCTAACCTGAGAGCACAGATGGGTGCAGCACTGCAACATAACCAAGCCTTAGTGGGCCGTATCGCAGCTGGTAAGACACAGACAATCCCTAACATTGGTATTGACTCTGAGAAGGGTACATTTACTTTACTTGATAGCACTGATCCACAGATGCAAAAGATTGCAGCTGTAGTATCACGTTACTATGGTGGAGATTTTGAGGCTTTGTGGAAAGAAGGTGCATCTGCACGGACACTCCTTAAAAATCGTCTAGCTAGTGCTGGTGAAATAGAGTTTGATACGCCGTCATACAATGACTTTGAGGCTGCTACTGAAATCTTAAACAGTTCCTTTTGGAGAGGTATGGCTGCTAAGTATAGTACCGTTGCAGGTATCCCCGCACGATTGAAGTTCTTTAAAGATCAAGCTAAGAAATTAAAGGTAGACATTGGTACTGGTCCCTCAGAACCTGCGTCTGTAACGGAGGAAACGAGTGAAACAGGTGTCCCATCAGGTACAAAAGAAAGCCCACTTCTTCCTCAGAATGCAGAAGCGTTTGCTTTGGTTAGTGAAGGTGAGTACTATATTGATCCTGCCGATGGCTTGCTGTACGTTAAATAAGGAATTAACTAATATGCCTAAAAGTTCATGGAATACTGGTACATTGGTTACTCAAGAAACCTCTGAGGCTAGTCTTACTTCAGAATCAACAACCCAACAAACCTTAGAGGCTGTAGAAGCTAAGGGATACGACACCCTGTATGGTAACTTTGAGTCTAAGGACACCCCTTTCAAAGGTTACTCCGTGTCACAACAGACAGTAGGGGATTTAATAAACTTTTCCGAACCATCTGGGGTTTATGCTAGTTACGTTAAGCCACGATTAGGTAAGCAAACAGAGGCTTACAAGAAAGGTCTTACTTCAACACCTATGGGTAAGTACCAGATCGTTGGTTCTACCCTTAGGGACTTAGTTAATCGTATGGGTTTACCTAAAGATACTGTCTTTAACAAGGCTACACAGGATTCAATGTTTCTTTTCTTAGCTAAAGAGAACATAGCTAAAGGTAAGACACCTTCTCAGAAGAGAGCTAACTTACGCAGTATCTGGGAAGGTTTCCGTAAGGTAGACGATGCTACCCTAGATGCCCTTATAGCAGAGGTAGGTAACTGATGGCTAAAAGTTCATGGAATACTGGTAAGAGAGTAGTCGAAGACACTTCTAGTGCTGTCAATAGTGTTGTAGAAGCGGGTACTCAGGTAGCTAAGACGGGTGGCAGTATCTGGCAGTCTGTAGTAGACGGTGCCGCAGAAGCATTAGAGAAGGGTGTGGACTACATATCAGATATTACCCCTAAGGTAGTAGAGGCTGTTGGAGAGATGCAGTCTCCTCTTGATGTAGTAACGGAGGGGCTGTCAAGTGCAGGGGAAAGCCTTTCTAACTTAGGTACAAGTGAGTTTAGGTTTTTTACTGGTAACTATTTCAAACCCGGTCAAACCGCCACTGAGAAAGACTTGAATGAAACTGACCTTAACACCTTGGTATCTGCGGTACGGAAGGCTAAGGCAGAAGGTAGGTCTCAAGTAGACTACAAAGACTTTTCAGAAGAGGAAGGAACAGTCCTTAAAGGGAGTATGTTAGCAGGTTTATTCGATCCAGCCTTACGAATGGCCCGTACCGTGGGGGGCTTTAAGTTCTCTGAAGACGAGCAAGGTAATACTATTATCAGAAATACCTACAACTTCAATGAAGGGAAGAAACGTAAAGCCTATGTAGAGGCTATAAATTCTGGAGAGGATGACGTTGCTTACGACATTCTTATCAACTCACTAGAAAATCCTGTAGAGGCTGCTAGTATCTTAGCATATGCTAAACAGCAGAAACTTAAAGACGAGGGTAAACCTCATGAAACAGAAATGATAATCAACTTAGGGAAAGTGTAATGTTTGGACTTCCCTTAGAACTAATCACAATGCTTTTCTCTACGATCCTTGGTGGTGTCATGTCCATCTGGGGTCAGAGCAACAAGAACAAAGCAGAACAACAAGCAATGCTTATAGGAGCAACTAACACAGCCAGAGAGTACGGATCAAAAGACAAACACTTCGCATGGACACGAAGGATCATAGCACTCTCAGCTGTAATGGCAATCATCGTACTACCTAAGCTCGTAGCTGTGTGGTATCCAGAAGTACCCGTGTTTGTAGGGTACACAGAAGTACAAGGGGGTTTCTGGGACTTCCTGTTTG